ATCTGTCAATATATCACCGGAGGCATCGCAGAGGTATTCCCGCCGGCCTTCCTGACGCACCGTCCGCATGACCTCCACGTTCCCGCCCCGTACGGTCCTGAAGGTCACCGTCCGGGAACGGTCCACGCCCTCGTTCACCGTTCCGGTCGAGAGGGTGGCCACGCCATCACCGGTTCCCGTCAGGGCGACCGTGATCTCGCCGCCCCCTTGCCCCCAGGGTATCGTAACGGTACCCATCACTCCACCGTCCAGTCAGTGTTGGACTCCACGTTCACGGTCACCGGGTTGCCTTGGTAATCCAGCAGGATATCGCCCTCCGAGACACGCAGGTAGGCGTCTCCGGCGGCCAGGGTCAACAGGCATACGTCCTGGTGCCCTCCCTCGTCCGTCACGATAACCTGCCTCGTCTGCGGCTCGATCTCCGTGTTCGCCGGTACTGTAACGGCGATGGAGAAGTCATACACCGCTAATCCACCGGGATCGCCCGCTATCGCCTCCCCGTTGGCCGTCAACACGCTGTTTGCCGTATAATTGCCGGGCAGCGCTATCTCCAAGTCTCCCATGCCGAGGGAGAAGGTCAGCCTCTTCGAGTTGCTGACACCGGATATGGTGACCACCTTTCCCGTCTTCTCGCTCGCCGCCGTGTCCGCTATGTCCACATACTCGGGCTTGCCCGCCTGCATAACCGTCCGCTGCACGTCCGGGCAGTTTACCGCCTTCCAAGTCAATACCGTACTTCGCGCATTCCGGCCGGTATGCTCCGCGTCCGACCTTACGCTCACCTCCTTGTCACCCGATCCTTGGGGCGGGGTGACCACCGCCCATGCCGCTTTCGCCATGATCTTTCGTCTTTTTTATTTGTTAATCACTCGATTCTCCATTTCGTGTTCGACCTCACCCCGAACAGCGCGGGCATCTCATCGGTCACCCATACGGGCTCGTCAGGAGATACCAACAGCCACACCCCATAGTCCACGCCGCAGACCTTGGTGAGCCTCACGCCGACCCGGGCCATCCTACGGAGGGTGGCGCTCACGCTCCCGACCCGTTCCAGCTCCACCCGTACCGTCTCGACCCTTATGATCTTTCCACTAACGCACGCCATACCTCACCGTCTCGTCCGTCTCGATCCCTATGATCTCCGTCCTCACGCCGTCCGCCATGTTCGCGTCCGGGATCTCCACCCGCACCTGACACCTGATCCGTCCACCTCCCCCGATCCGGGAGGTGTCGAGCGTGACGATATAGGTATTCTCGTCAAGCCGGCCCATCCCGGACTTGGGGATCGTCTCCGTCCGGTTGGAATAGATGTAGAACAGGGCCTCGAATTCCACGTCGTCCATCGTGAGCCCGCCCGGCAGGTCGAGGCCCAGGGCGAACTTCATCTCCGTGCCGGTTATCGACAGGTTACTTTCATTCTTCATTGTCACGCCTCCTTTAATGTTATGTTCCGTATTTGCAGTACGCACGCCGAGATCGCCGTGAAGAGCAGTCCATCCCCCGAGGTGCTGTCCCGATCCGCCCTGAACTCCACCGAGAACGTCTTGTAGGACGCGCTCGCCTCCTCGCCATAGATGACATCGTCGGTATTGATGAAGTCAAAGCTATTGTCGCCGATCGCCGATATGATGTTCGTCGTCCCGGACGATGTCCTCGCCTGGAACGATAGCCGATACCGGTGTCCCATCTCCAGCTTGCCGCCCATGCGTCCCTTGTTGAACATCACCTGGTCGGTATTGGCCTCCCCGCCGAACCGCAAGGTGGCCACGCCGCCGCTGACCGACTGGACGGAAGAGTTCCCGTAAGCGTTCCAATAGGACGTACTGGTGAGATCCGTCCCTTGCAGGATCTCGTCCCCGGTGACGGTGTACCGCTCGAAATAGGCCGTAAGGCTCTTGTTCGCGTCCATCGTGACCGTATGTCGCTGGTACCCGCCATCCGACCAGCGAATAAACCGCCAACCGCTGGCCTCCGTGGCGTTGACCGTCACCTTGGTTCCTTTCTCGTAGCTTCCCGCTCCCGTGACGGATCCGCCTCCCGATGGGCTGACCGACAGGGAGAGCGTGAACCGCTCGACCTGTATCTTGCTGAAATAGGCCGTGAAGGAGTTGTTGGGCTGCCCCCACGTGATCATGTGCCTGCGGCTCCCGTTATCGCTCCAGCGGACGAACTCGTACCCATCCGCCGGTATGGCCTCTATGTACTCGGACGTGCCGATCCGTTTCAGGTAGCCCCCGGCCTCCGGTACCGTCGTTCCGCCGCCTGTCGGGGAGACGGAGACGAAGCAGGTGAGTATCTCGTAATCCTGCTCGGCCACCCGCAACACCCCGTCATCGTTCGTGAACACCTTCCCGCTCCGGTTCAGGTCATCCGCCGAGAAGGTGACGAACTTGCCGCTTGCGCTTCGCAGGGTAAGCGACCCGGGGGTCACCACCGCGCTCCTGCCGCCCTTGGACAGGTTAAGCTCCGGCGTGCCGTTATTGACGGATAGCCTCGCCACGTCGATCCCGTCATGGGTGATCCGTACGTACCCGTTCGACAGGATGAGCTCCGTGTTCGGCCCCAACGAGTGAAAGACCCCGTCCATTTCCACCGACCCGTCCGTGTGGATCTTGAACCGGTCGTTCACGTTCAGCGTGTTCGTCCGGATCGCCTTGGCGATGAGCGCGGAGGTGATTATCAGGTCGGCGTTGATGAGCGAGGTGTTGACGCTGCCGCCCTTGATGACAGACATGCCCCGCTCCGCGTAATAGACCAGCTCCTCGTAATCCTTGTAGCCCATCATCTTGGCGATGTCGTTCCGGTCTTTCAGCGACACCTCGCCGATCTGTTGGGACAGGTCGCTCTTGGACTCGTCTATCGCCTCCTGCTTGATCTTCCGTTGGATCGCCTTGTTCGCGTTCTCGATGGCCGTGGCGAGCGATGCGTAGGCGTTGTTGAACGCCGCGAACTTGCTGTCCACGTTGTTTTTCTCCGTTGTTGTCGCCTTCCCGTCCGCGATGGCGGAGTTGATGGCGGCTATCAGGTTGGTCGTGGCCGTGTTGAGGCTGTTCTTCGCCGCGTACAGGACCGATTTCTCCGTGCCCGCAAGAAAGGGGTTCGCGTACAGGGCCGTATAGGTCGCGTCCGCCTCCCGCTTGGAGGCGTTTACCATGTTGATATACTTCTCGATCGCCTTGGCTTCCGCCTCCGATACCAAACCATCGGCGAAGGCCCCGTCCACGTACCTGTTCAGGTCGCTCACCGCGTCCTTGGCGGCGTTCGCACCCTCCATGGCTTGCGAGGCCGTGTTGTTGGCCTCGTCCGCCGCCTTCTGGGCGTTGTCCGAGTAGCCTTTCAGCTTGTCCTGTATGGACTGGTTGGCCGTTTCCACCGCCGTTTGGAACTTGTTGTAGCAGGTCGTGAACGTGGCGTACTTGCTGTCCACGTAGGCCTTCTCTGCGGCGGTCGCCTTGCCGTCGGCGATGGCGGCGTTGATGGCGTTGACCAGCGCGTCCGTGGCGGAGAAGAGGGAAACCTTGGCGTTGTACAGCGAGGTCTTCGCAGAGCCCTCCAAATAGGGGTTGTTGTACAGTCCGTTGTAGGTGGCCAACGCCTGTTGCCGCTCGTTGCTCACCACGTTGACGTACTTCTCGATCGCCTTGGCCTCCGCCTCCGATACCAGCCCGTCGGCGAAGGCCCCGTCCACGTACCCCTTCAGGCTGCCCACGCTGTCACGCACGTCCGATGCCTCCTTGCTCGCGTCGGCCGCCGCGTCCTTGGCCTCCCGTATCTCCCGGTCGATGGCCGT